CTAAAATCAATAATAGAATCCGCCGTTTAACACCTTTAGAATGTGAACGCCTACAAACAGTAAAAGATAATTACACAAACCATGTAAGCGATAGCCAGAGATATAAGATGCTGGGCAATGGATGGACTGTTTCTGTGGTTTCCCATATTTTTAGCTATTTAAAATGAAATATAAAAACATAAAGACAGTAGTAAACGGAATAACCTTTGATTCTAAAAAGGAAGCTACATATTATGGGATCCTAAAGCTAAAGCAAAAAGCTAAATTAATTGATAGTTTCCAGATGCAAGTCAAGTATGACTTGACAGTTAATGGCATAAAGATCGGTTTTTATAAAGCCGATTTTGTCACTTATAAGGCAGGAGTAGTCCAGGAGGTTATTGATGTTAAATCAGAAATGACAAAGAAATTGCCGGTATACAGATTAAAGAAAAAATTGATCAAAGCGATTTATGGATTTGATATTATAGAAATTTAATACCTTTACTAAAAAAATACCACATGAAAGTAAAAATCTCAGAAATAAAAGCTAACTCAAAGAATCCCAGAATAATAAAGGATGATAAATTTAAAAAGTTAGTCCAGTCAATCAGAGAGTTCCCGGAGATGTTAGAAAAGCGACCGCTGGTTTGCTTTACCGATATTGATGGAAAGTATGTTGTGCTGGGAGGTAACATGAGATTAAAGGCTGCTCAGGAAGTAGGATTAAAGGAACTACCTATTGTTTTGGCTGATGATTGGACACAAGAACAAAGAGATGAATTTTTGATTAAGGATAACGTAGGTTTTGGAGAATGGGATTGGGATCAGTTGGCTAATGAATGGGATGCGGATAAATTAGATGAGTGGGGATTAGATGTTCCTAATTTTGATACAGAACCAATGGGAGATGATTTAATAGGAGAAGAAAAAAATAACCCAGCTACTATGAAAATAACATTTATAAGTCCAGAACAATTGCAAGAAGCAGAAAACGATATTGTAGAATTATTAGATAGAAAATACAAAGGTGCTTATTTTTCAGTATCAGCGGGTGAAATATGAGATTAGAAAAAGCATCATTTAATGCAGTAAAATATGCATGTCTGAATTTTCACTATGCAAAAAGAGTTCCAGTTACAAGAATTTCTTTCAGTGTATTTAATAATAATAATGAATGGTGTGGGGTTATATGTTACGGATCAGGTGCTGGTGATAAAGTAGCTAAACATTTTAATTTAAAGCAAGGGCAGTGTTGTGAATTAGTTCGTGTTGCATTAAATGGTAAACAAGAACAAACATCAAAAGCATTATCAATATCATTAAAATTATTAAAAAAACAATGTCCTTTATTGCAATTAGTTTATAGTTATGCAGATGTTGACCAGGAACATTTTGGAACTATTTATCAAGCAACAAACTGGATTTATTTAGGTCAGTCTGATAAGTATGCTGGTGGTTTTATAATAAATGGAAAACAAACACATAAAAGATCATTAAGTTCAAAATTAAAAGGATTGCCATTAACTATAGATAATTTAAAAAAATATATAGATAAAAATGCAGTAGTATTTTATTCTGATGGTAAAAGAAAATATGTACAGATTTTTAATAATAAATTAAAAGAAAAATATTTAAAATTATCCAAACCTTATCCAAAAAAAATAACCCTGCAAGATTGCAAGGTTATTAATAAGAGCGAGGTGGTAGAATCGAACTCCGACTTTAAGCTGGACGCCTAATGTGTTACCATTACACTAACCTCGCAAGACAAATATAGAAATAATAATGAAAAAGCATACTAAATTATATTTAACTTACTTTGGCTTTGATGAATCTGATTTTATACCCTGCGAGGTATGCGGAGATCAGGCAGTAGATATACATCATATTGAATGCAGAGGAATGGGAGGAACTAAAGAGCCTGAGAATATTTATAATTTGATGGCAGTATGCAGAAAATGCCATGAGAAATACGGAGATAAAAAAGAATTTAAAGAGTTTTTAAAGGATATACATTTGCAGTGGTTAAGCAGTGAAAAAAATAAATGCTTAGGAATAAGATCATAACTGAGTTTTGGGAATCAAAGTCAGTCAATGAGGCATTTGAAAAGATGCAGCCAGTCGAGCTTCAAGCGGATTTGAAATCCGAAGTGTTTTTAATTCTCTGCGAAATGGAGGAGGAGAAGTTGATCGGCTTGTACCAGCGGAACGAACTGAAATATTACATGGTTCGGATTATGCTTAATATGATCAAAAGTGACCGCAGCAATTTTTTTAAGAATTACAGAAACTATACAGAACTGTTGGAGAATGATCAGGAGGTTCCAAGCGTGGAATCGGATCCAGAGGAATCTTATCAAAAAATAGAATTACATTTGCAGAACCTTCATTGGTACAATCGGGAACTGTTCAAGTTATACGCCTTAGATTTTAAAAAGAATGCGAAAGAATTAAGCCGAAAGACTGGGATCCCTTATATGTCGATTGTCAGATCAATCAATAAGACTAAAGCTGAGATTAAAAAGAATATCAAAAAATGATTTTATCAATTATAACCGCTATCTGTGCATCGTTATTTTTTACGGAGATCCATAACCTTCATGTTAGATGGAAAATCAATTTCAAGCCTTTTAATTGCGGAAGTTGTCTGGCTGCCTGGTCAGCGCCATTACATTACTATGCGCCTGAATTGATTCAAGAAATTACCAGCACGATTTTTATAGCTGGGTTCTGTGCGCCGATTGTAACCAAATTAATGTGGAGTTTATGGAAATAAAACAAGAACATCGGGATTGGCTGATTGCTAATGAGAGCAATTATGAATGTGCAAAGAATGGCTATATCAGAAACTTAGATTTGCCGGTACTGCAAATGTATGAGCATATTTACAGATTATATCTGGATCCAAACTTCCTGCTTTCCGTTTGGTGCGGAAATTGTAAGTACGATATGATCATGAGGCTTTACAAATGGTTTGAAAAACAATGAGAATTCTGGCAATTACAAGCAAAACAAGCGGAGTAGGTTACCATAGGATAATGATGCCGATCGCAAACATGCAGAAAGATTACTGCTTGATGACCGATACAATAAGCGATGAAACCTTTGAGGGCAATTTCGACATCGTTATTCTAAATCGGATGTTGGCAAACATAACGCCAGATCAGATGGATGCTTGGCGCAAAAAGCATGGGTTTAAATTGGTAGTTGATAATGATGATTTCTGGCATTTGGATCCTTCGCATATTCTGTATGAAAGCTACAAGGCGAACAAAGTAACTGAGCAAATAATGGAATGGATTCGTATTGCTGATCTCTGCACTTGCACTCATGAACGATTAGCGGATGAGATATACAAGCTGAATCCAAACGTGGAGATATTGCCAAATGCAATTCCTTTTGGAGAGGAACAATTTATTTTAGAGAAAAAGCCTTCTGATCTGGTGCGCTTATTCTGGTCGGGATCCGGTACACATGGCAAGGATTTGAACATTCTGCGCAACCCAATGAAGCGGATAAACTTTTCGGTTAGAACTGTGATTGCTGGATATAACGAAAACGAAAAACATATTTGGGATGGCATGATTTCCGCGTTTACCAATGGATTAAGACTAAACCCGACTATCTACAATTATAATCAAGTTACCGAGTATATGGCAGCTTATTGCGATTCGGATATTAGTCTGATTCCGTTGGTAGATAATAGATTCAACATGATGAAATCCAATCTTAAAGTTTTGGAAACTGCATCAAAAAAGAACCCAGCGATTGTGAGCAACGTGCATCCGTATAAAGATTTGCCAGTATGTTATGTGAATTCTCAAAAGGATTGGTATAACTGGATCCGGTTATTGACTTTTGATTACGATGCCAGGATCCAATACGGCAATGATCTTTACGATTACTGCAATATTCATTTCAATCTGCACGAAGTAAATAAGAGAAGGTTTGCTATTTATCATAAATTATATGCCAGTAATTAAATGCAGTAACGGAATGTATCGGATCGGATCCGGTGCATGTATCTTTGACACAGAGGAGAAAGCGCAGTCAGTTTGGGCGGCAATCAGAGTTTCAATGGTTGATAGTTACAACGACTATCCAGAGGCGGCGAAAGCCAATGCCAGGAGAGCCTTAAATATTAAGAAGGAAAACGATAAAGGTTGCGGAACTTTAGTCGGATGGACAAGGGCAAACCAGATTGCTAAAGGCGAAAACATCAGCAGAGAAACGATTGCCAGAATGTCAAGTTTTGAAAGGCATCGTGAAAACTCAAAAGGAGATCCTAAAACAGATTGCGGTGCATTGATGTGGTTAGCTTGGGGAGGCGATGAGGGTATTGCTTGGGCGCAGAGAAAACTTGCAGAAATAGACAAATGAACAACTTTTACCATAGCGGCGCAACCGGAGATGTGATCTATGCTATGCCTACGATTAAGGCATTAGGCGGAGGTATTTTTAATGTAAATTTACCCGATGATTTGTATAATACGATTCTGCCATTATTGGAATCTCAGGAGTATATTCACGAGGTTAAAAAAGGAAGGGAACTTTCTGGTACAGTTTATGATTTAGATAAATTCAGAAATAATGATCATTTGCATTTAACTCATTTAGTTCAGCTGCATTTGCAGAGTTTCCAGATAATAGATGAAACCTGGAAGCAAGGCTGGTTGAAAGTTGAGCCGATAATCTCAAATAATAGCTTCATAAATGTAACTGAACGATATCGAAATGACTATACGGACTGGGTTGCAGAGATAAACTTTTTAAAGGACAATTCCGATAAGGTTTATTTTATTGGTTTTGAATCGCAGTATGATCCTTACAAGCATTTGATTGAAAGGTATGAGATTAGGGATTATTTAGAACTCGCGCAATTACAAGCTGGTGCAAAATATGTCAGCGGTAACCAGTCAAGTTTTATGGCAGTAGTTCAGGGATTAGGCAGAGATTACAGAATGAGCCAAGCTGCCGGGCACACAAATTGCACTCAATTTTTACCAAAAGAAACACTAATATGATGTCAGACAAAGAATTTTTAGCAACAGAATTAGAGAACGGAATCGGGATGCACAATCCTGATTTTAAGGAATTAGCACGATTAACTGTTGAGCAGATTAAAGACTTAGAAATTAAAACAGTATTGGATTATGGTGCCGGGACTGGAGTTTATGCAGATGCTTATCATCAGGCAGGGTATGATATAAAAGCCTTTGAGGTATTTAAAGCGCATAGGGATTACATGAAAGAGCATGTACCTCATATTCACATATTAAAAAATCCTATTACAACCGATTTGCTGCACTTTATAGAAACTGCGGAACACATGACAGATAAGGAATTGGATTCTTTGTTTAATATCATTGCCCCAAAGTACGTTTTATTCAGTTCCACATCCGAGAAAACAGATAATGATATCCCTTGGGGGCATATCAATATAAAAGAACAAGCAGAATGGGATTTATTTTTTGAACTTAAAGGCTATTTCAAAGTTCGGGATTTATCTCTGCCGACAACTTGGAGTAAATTATACACTATTTATTAGGGAATGGCAGATATAACAATGTGTTCGGGACTTGGATGCGATATGAAACATGATTGCTATCGGTTTACCGCAGAAAGGTCACACTGGCAATCTTGGTTTAGCGTTGTACCTATCAAAGATGGTAAGTGCGATATGTTTTGGGATAACAAATTAAAAGATAAAGAAGATGCCAAATTTACAAAACTTAACGCCTTGGAAAAAAGGTCAAAGCGGTAACCCGAAAGGTAAGGATCGCAAGTATGTGACTTTGCTGAAAGAGCAGGGTTACAGACTTGGCGAGATCAACGATACTATTCAGGTAATGATGTCAATGACTATTCAAGAATTGAAGGGCGTATATGATCATCCGGATGCTACGATCTTAGAGAAAACGATTGCTAATGCAATGAATAAGAGTTTAAAAAATGGCAGTCTTTACAGTATGGATACGTTGTTAACCAGAGTTTACGGAAAGCCAAGAGAAACTATTGATACAAATAATCAAACAGAACTAAAGGGAAAGATAGAGGTAGTAATAAGCAAAAGCGAAATCCCTTTATCAAACAGAGAAACCGATGTAGATGTTAGCAGATAATCAATTATTCCAAACAAGCGTTGTTTTTGAAAGCAACCGCAACTCCTTATCTGATATAGTTATTAATCAGGGAGGAACATCAAGCGGTAAGACTTATAGTATTTTGCAAAATCTATTTCTTTATGCTATTGAGGATCATAATCAAGTAATAACAATAGTAGGGCAAGATATTCCAAACTTAAAGGTGGGTGCGTTAAGAGATGCACAAACAATCGTAGAAAACTCTGAAATTCTTCAGTCATTTATTGCTGATTATAACAAAAGCGATAGAATTTACTATTTTGTAAATGGTTCTATAATGGAGTTTAAAAGCTATGATGATGCGCAGGATGCTAAGTCTGGGAAAAGAGATTACTTATTTATAAACGAAGCTAATGGTATTACAAAGGATATATTTGATGAATTATACATTAGAACAAAACGTAAAACCTATTTAGATTACAATCCTAATACAGAATTTTGGGTTCATTATGAACTAATAGGAAAACCAAATGTAGAGTTAATTATAAGCGATCATAGGCACAACCCTTTTCTTGATGATAAAATACATGAGAAGATAGAAGCGATTGATGATTCGGAATTGTGGAAAGTATATGCCAGAGGATTAACCGGCAAATTAGAAGGAGTTATTTTTAGGGATTATAATGTTATTTCAAATGTTAGTACCGATGCTAAATTATTAGGATATGGATTAGACTTTGGATTTACAAATGATCCTTCTGCGCTTATTGCAGTTTATAGTCAAAGCGGAGAATTAGTTTTGGATGAATTGATTTATGAAAAAGGTCTTTTGAATGTTAAAATATCTGATAGAATGAGAGAATTGTCAGTTTCAGGAAGAATTATTGCAGATTCAGCAGAGCCTAAAAGTATCTCGGAGTTGCAAGGGTACGGATGGAATGTTGAACCTGCTTCAAAAGGTAGAGATAGTATAAAGCAATCAATAAATATACTCAAACGATATAAATTAAATGTAACTCAAAGAAGTCACAACCTTAAAAACGAGTTGAACAATTATAAATGGAAGCAAAATAGAGATGGAAGGCTTGAAAATGAGCCAGTCGATTTTCTCAATCATAGCATTGATGCGGTGCGATATGTATGCTTGAATATTCTAAACAATGTAACTGAAGGAAAATATAGCTTTGTTTAAACTATGAAATGGAACGATTTAACCCTTTGGCAGTATCAGCAGATCATGCCAATATTACAAAATCCAGATAAAGACTGGACAGAACTGGACAAGGAAGTCAAGCTATTGACTATTGTAACTGGATTGACTGAGCATCAAATTGATAGTTTAGGGATCCAGGATCTAAAGGAGTTGCGCAAAGATTTGGAGTTTCTGGATGAACCTATTGAAGGTAAGCCAGTAAACTATATCAAAGCCAATGGCAAACAATACCGAATTAATTACGATGTAAAGAACATGCCTTTTGCGAGGTACATTGAAAGCAAAGTTTTTAGCAAAGATACTGTTGCAAATCTGCATAAGATAGCAGCTTCAATGATTATACCTCAAAAGAAAAATTGGCTTGGCAAATGGAAGGATGACAAGTATGATGCGAGTAAGCATGAGCAGTATTCGCAAGACATGCAGGAAGCAAATTTCATAAGCGTATATCACTCGCTGGTTTTTTTTTATCAAGTCTACAGAAACTGGATCGAGGTTTCGCAGGATTATATGAAGGCGGAGATGATGAAGGTGGGGATGACAGAGGAACAAGCGGATTCGGTGCAGTTGCTTTTATGCGAATCTACGGATGGCATTATACCACTAAACTTATTGCCGACCACGAAAATATTAGAAATTCGGAAGCATTTGAAATGAAAACTATTGAAGCCTTAAATGTGATGGCTTATTTGAAATCAAAAAATGCTTATGATCTGGAACAAACCAAGCGGCTGAGATAGTCGCTTTTTTTATTAGATATTAAAAATGGATTTGGCTATTTATAGGCATGAGTGAAGCTAAAGCACAAGCGAAACTATTAAGGGATGGATTTTTAAAATCAATTGGAGAGCAATTTGATGTAGTTGATCCGACTGAATACCCAGTTGCTGAACAAATGCTTATGTATTATGGTAAGCAGTTCAATGATGAGGTTCAAAAGAATCTTGGCAAAAGCGGTTCGATTGCTTCGGGCAAGATTGGGGATTTAGCGGTTCCAAAGGTTCGAAAATTCGGCAACGATTATGAGATGTTTTTGGGTTACGACAAGGACAACCCGGCATCAGTTTACTATAAGTTCGTAAACAAAGGAGTGCGAGGTGTTGGAGGTGTAAATGCAAGACCAAAAAGGGTTTCATCAGATACGCCTTATGCTTACAAAACTCCGTTTCCGAATCAGAAAATGGCGAACTCTATCTTACAATGGTATAAATTAGGGAAAGCCAAAACAACCTCAGAAACACAGAAAAAGAATTTAAGCACAACCCAGCGCAAAAGCAAAAAACTGAGTAAGATAGTAGATAAAGCGACATCCTTAAAAACATTGGCTTATGCGACTGCTTCGGCTATTAAAAGGGATGGATTAAAAACAACATCATATTTTGATAATGCAGTTAAAACAGTATTTAATAAGGAGTTTTTCGCAGCAATGGCAACTGCTTTTGGTGGCGATGTTCAGCTTCAAATTAGGCAAATTGGTAATAAAATAGAAAATGGCAATAACAATAAATAGTCAACCGGCAACCTTTCCGAGTATGCACGAGGATCTTTGGTTTGTAGCTTCATCGAATAATGTCGGAACTACAAATTTTAAGTTCGTCTATGATCTTTACATCAATGGCGCACAAGTAAGCAGGAACAAAATATTCCCTTCGCCTTCAGCAGATGGTAGCTATGGAGTGTTCAATGCTTCGCCAGTAGTTCGCGCCTATGTGAGTAATTACTTTGAGCCTTCCGGAACAACTGTTTTAATGGCATCAAATGATAAGATTAAAGTTGATTATCAAGTCCAGATAGGGGAGGAAGTAAGCGGTGCAGTTATTCCAAATTTAGCTTCGGGTAATTTTTCAGCGTACAATTATTACGCGCCTTTGTTCGGAGATATATTTACCGAGAATGGCGACATACCTTTAGTGCTATCAAATTACTATGATAATTTACTAATCGAAAACTATACAGATGACTGGCTTTCAGATCGGGATAGTTCAGAGATTCCTATTGAATACGGAGATCAATTCTTTATCACGTTTTTAAAGATTACCTCTGGCGCCTATAAGCTATGGGTGCAACCGACTAATGAGGATGGAACTTTAGGAACTGCGGTCAGCGGAGATATAACAATGACCGGGCAATTCAATTTGTTTAATTTTCAAGCTGCGGCAATCAATGCTTTTATAGGATCGACAGTTATCACAGAGAATACCTTTGGTTACAATGTTTATATCTCTTTAGGTGCAGCAGTTACAAGAACTTTAAAGTTTAAGCAGGTTTGCAATCCTAAATATAGGCAGTACAATCTGCATTTTCTTAACCGATTGGGAGGTTATGATACGATGGCGTTCCGATTAGTAAATAAACGGAGGTCAGAGTTCCAGCGTAGTTCGTACCGGAGAAATCCTTACAAATTATCAGGCGGTCAGATGACAAATATTGATGCTTATAACAAATACAACGAAACTACGTTCAACTTTGCTATTCAGCATACGGATTACTATATGCTTACCTCTGATTGGGTTAATGATATGGATTATGCTTGGTTGGCGCAGCTGGTAGCTTCTCCGATTGTTTATATGGAAGTGCAAGGTGCATTCTTTCCGGTAACGATTAGAAATACCAATTACCAGTACAAATACAAGGTTACTGATAAGCTATTCAATTTTGATTTAGAGGTTGAAATCGGTAAATATTTAAATAGCCAATTCAGATGATAAGAACTGAAATCTACATTGAAGATCAACTGATTGATTTGCTAAAGGATATCGGAACTGATTTTACCTATTCGGTGGATGATGTAAAGGATTTCGGTAGCAAAAATACTTCCTTCAGCAGGACTATTTCAATACCAGCGACTGCCAGAAACAACCAGATTTTCGGATTTGCTTTTGAAATAGGTATGTCGCATGGGCATAATATGGATTTGCCAAACGTAAACACGAATTTTACTGCATCTCAGGCGGCAAAGTGTGAGGTTTATATTGATAAGATTCAGATTTTTAAGGGAGTGATCAGGATTCTTGAAATGGTTACTAACAAGGGAATTACAGAATATCAATGCGCAGTGTTTGGAGAATTGGGCGGATTTATTACTGAGTTAGGAAATAGGCGTTTGGAGGATTTAGACTTCAGCGAATACAATCATACATATAACGTAACAGAGATTGAAGATAGCTGGGACACAGTCAATGGATCTGGTTATTTTTATCCGCTGATTGATTACGGAGATGTTTCGACAAATAAAGATGATTTTAAAGTTTCAACATTCCGCCCAGCGTTGTACGTTAAGGAGTACATCGAAAAGATATTTGAAGGAACTACCTATACTTTAAATTGTGATTTCTTTGATACTGCGTTTTTCAAGACTTTAATCATTCCGAATAATAGTCAGGGAATCAGAGGTACGAATGATCGGTTTATTTTAGGAACGAAAACAATCTCGCAAGTGTTGCTCAATAGTAATACGCCGACTGCCAGGAGTGCAGACTTGCCATTTGATACTACTGTGTTATTGGATGTAACGGAGAACGCCGGTAAAAGTATTTTCACATATACTGGCAGCACAAAAACAGTTAGAACGATTGCATCAGTTACTGGCGTTTATCAAACGGATGCGGCTTCCTCAATTACTGCGACTTTGTATATTGCTGGAGTTGCGGTTCAGGCGTTCACGCAAAATACGTTTTCGGCAAACAATCCTTTTACGTTCTCTTTTGACTTTACTGGAAACATAGCAAATACTAATACAGTACGGATTGAAATAAGCGTTCCAGCGATCGCAAATACTTACATAGTAACAATATCAAGTGCAAACATTAACCTTGCTCAGATCACATCCCAGATCGTTGATGTGGCTTATAATGGTGTGATATCAATTAACGAGAATTTGCCTAAAGGTATATTCCAGAAAGATTTCTTTTTGTCGATCTGCAAGATGTTTAACATGTACGTTTTTCAAGACAATATAAACGAAAAGCAAATAAATATTTCGCCTTACATTGACTTTTACGGATCAGCGGTTACTAATAGTCTGGATTGGTCGCAGAAGATTGATACTGATGCGCCGATGTCTATTAAACCTATGTCGCAGTTGAATGCCCGGTACTATGCTTACAAATACACGCCAGATACGGACTTTTATAACGACAACTATTTAAAAAAATACGGGCAAACGTATGGTGATAACTTGTATGATTCGGAATTTGATTTCGTAAAGGATACTGCTTCAACTCAGATTATTTTTGCGCCTTCGGTTTTGAGATTACATTCTGGTCAGGACAAATATCATTCAGAGATTTACAAGCTATCAAATAACAATACGCAGGAGGATCCGATGGATTCGGTAATCAGGATATTGATGGCTAAGAAGATTACTGGTGTAACGCAATGGAAAATTCAAGAAGATGGCGGTGGCACATTAGCGACATTGACATCTTATGGTTATGCAGGGCATTTGAATGATCCGGTTACGCCTACGATTGATATTAATTTCGGAGTTCCAAAGGAATTGCAGTTCCCGGCTACAACTTACCCAACAAACAATCTATTTAATACCTATCATTTGCCTTACTTGTTGGAGGTAACGGATATGGAATCTAAGCTATTGACGTGCAAGGTGTATTTATCTACGAATGATATCTACAACTTAGATTTCAGCAAATACATTTGGATTAACGGAGTGCTATTTAGATTGAACAAAGTCGATGGATATAATCCGATGGATTACAGAACAACAACAGTTAATTTATTAAAAGTAATCAACACAAACTGATGGCAGAGGAAATAATAGGGATAAAAGTCACAACCGATGCGGCACAAGCAACGCAGGAAGTAAAGAAATTAGATAGCGCATTTGAGGCAACCGATCAAACTGTCAAAGGGTTAAGAACCCAGCTTCGGGAGGCAACTGCAAACGTGGCTTTAATGGCTGATAAGTTTGGAGATACTTCTCGCGAGGCTATTACTGCGGCGAAACGTGCAGCTGAGTTAAAGGATAGAATCGGCGATGCTAAAGCCTTAACTGATGCCTTCAATCCAGATGCTAAATTTAAGGCGGTGGCTTCCTCATTGGCTGGAGTTGCTGGAGGTTTCAGCGCATTGCAGGGTGCGATGGCTTTATTCGGAAATGAGAATAAGGATGTCGAAAAGGCTTTATTGAAAGTCAATGCGGCAATGGCATTATCTCAGGGATTACAAGCGGTCGGCGAGAGTGTGGATTCGTTCAAACAATTAGGTGCGGTAATTAAATCAACAACTACCTTTCAAACTTTAAATAATGCGGCAACCCAAACTGCGGTAACAATTCAAAAAGCCTTTGGTATTGCAACTGTTCAGACAAGTGTAGGATTTAATATTTTAAAGGGTGCGATTATAGCTACTGGAATCGGTGCATTAGTTGTTGCGCTTGGTTTGGTTGTGCAAAACTTTGATAAGATCAGTAACTGGATTAAAAATTCTCCTCTGGGAACCTTGGCTAAAGGCGTAGGGAATTTGGTTGAGCAGTTTACTGACTTTATTGGAGTTACAAGTGAGGCGGAAAGGAATCTGGACAAATTATCAGCTGCAAATAAACGTGCAAATGAGGATATCGAAAGCAGAATTAAAGTTTTAAAAGCGCAAGGCGGTTCCGAAAAGGAAATTTATGAGTTAAGTAAAAAGAGAAATGAAAATGAACTCAATGATCTAAGAAATGCGAGTAAGGTAAAAGGAACTTTAACGGATGAAGAACAGAAAAAATTCAGAGATCTAAAAGTTCAGCAATTAGTTTTAAGTGCGGAATACAATAAGAAAAGCGCGGATGCTGATAAAAAGGCGGCTGATGAAGCAAAGAAGAAACGTGATGAAGCCAACAAACAAGCCATTGAGGATAAAAAGAACGCGGACAAAATGTTGCTTGATTTGCAGAATCAAAAAGCATTGGCTGAAATTACTTCTGAGGATGATAAGGCTAAGAAACAAGCTGAGATTAATAATAATGCCCGGATCGCTGAAATAAATGCTTTAAAGATTGATATAAAAACCAAGAATGAGTTAAAAAAGGCAAGTGAAGCGACTTATCAGTTAGAACTAAAGGCGATTGATGACAAAATAAAAGAGGATAAATTACAGAAGGATAAGAAATTCGAGGAGGATTTACAAGCTACTTTATCAGAGGCGCGTATTGCTGCATTTAAGGAAGGCAAGGAAAAGGAAATCGCAGCCTTAGATGAAAAAATGCTTGAGGAAACTAAAAAAATCCTAAACAATGCAGATTATACGGAACAACAAAAAGGATTATTAGTTGCGGCGTTAAGGAGTAAATATGGTGCAGATGTTGCGGCGATTGATAGCAAATTTCTAAAGGAGGCTAATGATAAGGAGTTTGAAAGGTTTAAAGATATTACCAACAATGAAAACCTATCTTTTGCAGCCAGAAAAAAAGGCGTAGATGATGCTTTAGCATTAAACAGAAAGTTATTTAAAGAAGGTAAAATTGATAGCGTTGCATATACCAAAACTGAAAAGGAATTATCTGAGGGCAGAATTGAACTGAGTAAAAAAGAAGCAAGTTCCAGAGCCGA